TGGTTCTGCGGCAAATGCTGTTAATGCAAATGTGGTCATGATAATTACGATGAGTTGTTTCATTTTAGTTTCCTTTGTTAAATTATTTATATATAACGCCTTAGGCATTGATTCCGTTGACACTATCCACCACGACCTGTCCGTCTTATTACACTTGCACCACCAAAACCTTTTGTATTAAATTTTGGTCCTTGTTTCTTTGGTGCTTTGCCCAATCCAGGGTGAAGTTCATTATTGTTCTTTTTGGCTTCATTAGCCAAATTCACAAATGGGTTCTTACTTTTCTTTTCTTCTGTCATTTTCGTATCCTCACTGATTTTAAATAACTGTCCAAGTTCCCATATAAGCTAATCATCATAGCAATCTTGCTATCATATAATCTTATGTATGGTTTACTTTTCTTTCCTTCAACTTTATTTACACCTAAAAAATAGGGGCATCGTATTTTCTTCCCCAAGTCACTCATGTACCGATAATAACTATCTTCAGTTTTGGGTGTAAAATCATATTGATAAAATTCAATTTGTGCTATGCGAAAATTCACATCACCGGTTTCGCTTAATCTTAATACGTCACTACTCTGACCAGTAAACCACCATGTCTTTAATGCATCTTCTTTCAAGACCTCAAATCCTGTTGGCAATTGATTTACAACTGCCTCGGTAATAATTTCTTTATATGAGGGTTTAGTCATCAGGATAAACTTTAGTACCGTTGTTCATAAACACGACACTGAATTTATCTGATTTAAATTGTGCGTTTAATTTACGACACAGGTTTCTTGCATGACCGGGATTACTGAAACTGGTCTTTTTATACTTTGGGACACTCTCACTATCGTAGGCATGTTGTGCTTTTAAGTTAATTGGTTGCCCGTCATAAAACACAGCCCATATACCTGCAGCTTCTACAATTTGGTCACATTTGTATGTTACTTTATCTGTTATTTCTAATATAACTTTGGGTTGTGTTCTGCTCATTAATTTACCATTTACCGCCCTGCATCACTACTTTAATAGTTTCGGGTTCTTTATTGTACTCACGATTATCCAATAGAATTTTCATAATTTCATCACGTAATTCTTTGGCATCATTGAGTGTAAGTACAACTTCCCGTGCTTGACGTCCTTCTATGACCGTTATTTTATCAATAAATTTTTTTATTTGATTCATAGAGTATTTATGCTACTATTTGCTTCGACCTCAGAGTTAAACGGTCCTTTGTAATTATACCGTTGAACAAATATGTATTTAGGACAAAAAGTAGCAACATACTCAGCACCGGTCTTGATAGCAAACCAACCAGCAACATAGTAACACTTGCTTTTTGGGGTAGTAGTGTACAAATGTAACTTACGCTTGACATCTAATATGCTGTTATAGATTTTATTCCTACTTGTTGGGAAGACTGCAAAGGGCGGGCTAGTGTCCTTGGGTTTGACCTTTGCAAGTTTCTCAAATTCTATATGCTTAAGTTTTTCAATAGCCTTGGTGCTATCATAGAGTTCAGTTTTGTTGTTGAGTTTAACTTTGTATTCACTACCCTCTTGAATAACATTACCGACTTTTTTGTCACCATCAGTGACTACCCAATATTGATTTTTAATAATTGGTTTAGCTATTAGATTCATTTTTAGTATCCTTGGTTAATTCTGCTACAAACAAGAAATGTTCATAGGCTTTTCTAACTGCTGGCACAGCTAGTAGTTTTTCTGCTTCCTCTTGCATTGCCTTGACTGCTTCCTCACAGGCTTCCCTAGCACTGGGCCATTGTAATGCGTGGTTATCTTCACCAAACGCTTTGCTTAGTTCATTCCAGCAACGTATTTGTTCTTCTGTTAATTTTGTTTCTTTACTAGCAGGACGCATGTCAGTGGCTTTTCTAATTACCTCACTAATCTTATCCTCTGCTACACGACCAGCCGCAATCATTGGTGCATGTGCAGGGTTTATATTGTAACGTGTTAATTTTCCACCTGGATAAACCTGTATTAGATGAGTACCTTTTGGTAATGCATCACTAAGTTTTTGGTCGTACTCATACACGGCCCTGTATCTACGACCCACTTTTTTATAATAAGTTATTTTCTCATTCATTGTAATCTAAATTTTTTCAAGTAATCTTTTACAACATCCAAGTTCTCTGCATCATACTCGGGTTTGTCTGGTTCGTCAAGTAAAATATCTAATCCATATTTTTCTTGATATAGTTCAACAAGCCCGTCAATCAACATACCCAATGTTTGTTCGTCAAGTTCATCAATGCCGGCTAAATTAATTCTAATTTTCTTATCCATTGAGTACACCTGTATAGGGATTGTTAAGCCACCGTGAATATGTTTCTGATTGTTCACTGAGCTTAGTCAATTCGTATTTGTTACAAAATTTCATAAAGTGTATACCAACTTGAGATGTTGTAGTTGTACGAACACCATTGCGAATTGATTCATCAACCAATTGTTTAATCTCGTCAGGTTGTGCAGTTAAGTCAATCAGCATACGATTACGTTCATAGTCATCTTTAACCCGATGCTCGACATTTTCGTGGTCCAGCCAGCGTTGCAACATTAGATTGTTCCACGAAAAACCTTGCTTCATTCTATCTTCGTATGCTTCAATCAAACCAACCTTATTCTTAGAACCTTTTTCACGCACACCCGGATACGCACTGAATACGTTGTCGGAACTGTCTCCCCTCATACATTTTTTAAAAAGTAAGTACTGTGGATCCTCTAACAATTTAGGCTGTTTAGTTTTCTTATCTAGTATCGGCTTACCCGTATCTTTAAGATATCCGGAGAGTGTGATGAGTTCATTTGCGACTCCATTGTACTGGAACACTTTATCAGTAATAAGCTGAACATAATCGGAATCAGTGCTAATAATATAATGCGTGTCATTTGGATGTAGATGGATAAAACGGGCAATCAAATCATCAGCCTCAGCCCGTTCGTGCCTGAGTACACTGACGTTAGTTTTCTCTCGTATGTATGTGGTAAACTTTTCGTAAGTATCCCAAAACATAGCCGATTCTTCTTTTTCTTCCTCAGTGACTGACATTGCATCAACCACACGATTTTTTTTGTAAGGACCGTATACTGCCTTCCTCCACGATTTCCCCTCCAAGCAAAATACAACATGGTCAATTCCATAGCGTCTTACTGCTTGATTAACACTAGCAAGTGTCAAGTGTAGGGCCATGCCGATTTTTTCTTCTAATGTAGAGTTGCGACTAGCAACGTGTCTAGCACGGAAGAAGGTATTTGCCGTATCGATGAGTGCGTAACGTTTTGTCATGTGTGTATTATATACGTATATTTAAATATTGTCAAGTCACAAGGAGTTAATTTTTACAGCATGTATTGTATTTGGTAATTGCATAAGTGCATCAACAACATTAATTGTAATATTTTTAGAATTTACGTATGCATAACCACCTCTAGCACCGGTGATTTTACACGAACCCAATAGATAGTCTTTGTAAATTATTTCTACCATTGCTAACAATGCATTATCTTTCCCTGAAGGTTGCCAATTATCATTTGATAAGGCTGACAATTTGGTCATTGCTTTTGTAACAGCAGATTTAGCTTTGTCTAGTGAACCAAATACATTTTCAATAATGTAATGGTAATCATTCATCTGACTTTTTGAAATTCCGGGTAAGTGGTCAAAGATATTACCGTAAAAACCAAACATACCTGATTTTCGTGAATCTTGAGGCCAGTGATTATAATTTTCTTGTAAAATATATTTCAGTCTAGTAATATTTTTGTTGCTGACGATTGCACCAATATGAGTAATTGCTTCTTTAATCTGAGCATTTTTATGCTTATAGTGAAGTGGAACGCTATGCCCTTCGTTTAAGCATGCCGAAACCTGCTCAAGTGCTAGTATATCTTCTGGTTTAGCATATTTAGGGAAAAGTCGTGCAATAGCACTATTGCATCGCAAATGTTCAATCTCACCCCATATCAATTGGGTTCCGCCATTAATTTCACATGCAATACGCAGAGGGAAACTTGCATCATCATTTTCCCATAGCATAGTAGGTATAGGGAAATCTCTCCAATCTTCTGGATCCCAACCCTTAATATTACCTGCTCGGATATTAACATAAAGAGCTAACAAATGATGAAAGCCATCTACTGTAATTAAATAGTTAAGCCAAGGATGTTTAACAGCATAAACAGTAGTGAAGGAACTAAATCTGAAATTTTGTACAATTTTTAACAAATTTCGAAAATCAACAAGCCTCTGAATCATCTCAA